AAAAAAATTTGAAATAAGATGTAAAAAAGAAAAGTTTAAGCCATGTATAAGATTAAATGGAACTTCGGATATTTCATGGGAAAATTTTAAATTGTTTGAATTATTTCCGAAAATTAAATTTTATGATTATACGAAAATTTATAAAAGGGCTTTAAACTATGTTAATGGGCGATATGCTTCTAATTATCATATTACTTATTCATTAAATGAGGATAACCGAAAAGAAGCATTTAATATTTTAAAAATGGGCGGAAATATTTCGGCCGTTTTTCGTGATACGTTGCCCACGTTTTATGATGGTTTCAAAGTTATAAACGGCGATGAAACAGACTTACGTTTTTTAGACCCAAAAAATTGTATTGTTGGATTAAAGGCGAAAGGGGAAGCGAAAAAAGATTATAGCGGATTTGTGTTAGAGTCTTATCCAGAAGCTTTAGTTGCATAAATTTAAATGAAATAAAAATTAATTTATTTCGTTTACTTAATAGAAAGGAAAGAAGAAAATGAATAATCAAGAAAATACGTTAATCGTAAAAACTGATAAACACTACGGCAAAAATTACATTTATCCTAGTTGCGAAAAATCGGAATTAGTCGCCAAATTATGGGGCGAAAAAACTTTTTCAAAAGAAAGAATAAATATACTCAAACAATTAGGTTTTAAATTTATTCATGAACAAATTGAAATTTAAAGAAAGGAAGAAATAAAATGAACTTTAAAGAAGCTTTTGAATATGTAGATAATGCTATCGAATATTTTGCTGAAGTGTCGGAATATGATGGAAAGGAATCCGATCTTAAAAAAACAGATAAAGCGTGGACAATGATAAGAAAAACAATTGAAAAAAATACTAAAACAATTCAATTGTTAAGAAAAGAAAGAAAGGAAGAAAAAAAATGAATGATATTAAATTTACTACAATCGATGAATTAATAAAATTAGAAAGTTTAAGAGCAAGAAAAAAACCGCCTTGCGATTTACAAATAAACGAAAAAGGGCTTGAGCTTGAACAGTATTATTCAGAAAGTAAAAAAGGGCATTTAAATTTATTAGAAATGCCCCTTGATTATCTTGTTAGGGCATTCAATAAAACTTTGAAGAAGTTGAATGAAAAAGAACCTTTAAAAAAATTTAAAGTTACGTTGTCCGTTGATGAAGCTTATAGTGTAATATTAGACGCTAAAAGCCCAGAAGAAGCCGAACAAATGGCTTTAAATATGATGAATGATGAAGACCCTTATAAACATTTTAAAATTGAAGACGGACAAGGGGTTGTTATTGAGGATACTGAAGAAATAAAAGAGGGTTTTTAATCATGAAAGAAATAAAAATAAATGCTTTCGAATTTAATGAATTAGATGAAAAAGCCAAATTAAACGTTATTTCATGGTTAGATAAAAGCCCAATTTATTTTGAAATAGATGGTAAAGAAGAAATTGAATATTTTCATCAAATGGAAGAAAACGAAATTTTTGAACATTGCCAAGCTAACGAATATTTATTTAATAAATACGGTCGACCCATTCACCATTTAAAAATAAAATAATTTATTTATCTTTTAAAAGGGGTTTCCGACCCCTTTTATTTGGTTGTTGTATCAATTCGCATTTTCCATCATCATAAACCATTAAAAGACAAATATTTTTCTTTTTTTGTTCTTTCGTTGGCGATCTATAAATAACACTTTTATTCTTTCTTTTGCTTACTGTTTTAATATCAATTTTTAATGTTTCGCCGTCCGTGTTCATTGCTACGATATCGCAATCGCCCAAACTTGATAAATTATTAAATACTATATAATCGTTTTCCGTTAGCCATTGAATAGCCCTTAAATGGTTAACAAATCCTTTTTTGTGTTTTCCGTCCAAATGATATTTTATTACACTTATTACACTTATTTTCAAAAATATTTTTTATAAACCAAAAACTATTAAAACTAGTGTAACAAGTGTATTAAGTCTTAAAAAATGGCTTAATATAAACAAGTTTTGGCATACACTACTATTTTTTGAGTAGTGTCATTTATTACACTAGTAGTGTAATAAAATTAAAATTTAATTGAAAAATAAAAGTTTTTTAATTATTTGTTTAATTAATGCAAATAGTTGACGGAAGAAAAGCAAGAAAGCTTACCCCTAAACAATTACGTTTTGTTTATGAATTTTGCCATTATACCTTAATGGGAAAACAATCAGCGACAGAATCAGCAAGAAAAAGCGGTTACAGTGAAACAGTAAGCAAAAAAATGGCTTATGAATTGCAAGACCCTAATAAATATCCATTAGTAGCGGAAGCAATTCAAGACATGAAAAATGAATTGAAAAATAAATATTCTGTAAACATGGATAAACACTTAAACAGATTAGAGGAACTTGGAAGAAAAGCAGAAGAGGACAAACATTATTCGGCTTCGATCAATGCCGAACAGTTAAGAGGAAAAGTGGGCGGATTGTATGACCCAACAATTCGACTTGAAAATTCAATTGAAAACTTGCCAAGGGATGAACTAATTAAAAGATTAAACGAACTTAAAAAAAATAATATTGATATTGTAAACCAAGAAAAAATTATTGAACATGAAGAAATTAAAAACGAAAATTAGTAACCCTATATTTTTTGCTTCTAAAGCTTCTGTGTTACTGTTTTGTTAGAGAAAAATTTTATAAAATTAATTAGGAAAAATTTAGACTTTTATAACTTTCATCGAATAGAAAACACAACCGTTCAAGGCTTCCCAGATTTAATCTGTATTGGGTTAAAAATGGATACTATTTTATTAGAAGTTAAGATTGCAAAAGGTAATAAAGTAAACCTCACACCCCATCAAATCGCCTATAATTTAAAGTTATGGAATGAAAAAAACAAAGTGAATTATATTATTGTGTATGTTTCAAAACTTGCGGACGACCCTCGATCAAATAATATTTATTTGTATGAGGGACGAAAAGTAAAGAATTTGGCAATAAATGGCATAAACGAACCGCCAACCGCCAATAATTGGCCTACTATATCTAGTTATTTGTTGGCGACTCATGTAACATGAAGCAAAAAACCTAGGAAAACCGCCAATTATCACTTACGATAATTCTTATTATCACTGATAAAACCGAACACGAACCGCCAACCGCCAGAAATCAGCTATTTTTTATAAATAATGGCTAGGTACTTACGAATATTTAAAAAAATGGCCGTTTTTCGCCGATTATGATACCTAAAAAATGCCAGGCGGTTTTTTAGGCAAGTGCTAGCAAGCAGGTTTTATATTTTCAGCCATCAATTTTTCATATGGAATCGATTTTTCTAGGGTATACCCCTTTTTTTGTGTAAAAGTGTTTAGGAGTCCCAATGGCTACCAATAATAATATCTACGAAAAGTATTCAGATGAACAATTAAGGCTAATGTTGGCCATCGGTATGCACGATGACAACGAAAAAGCTGCAAATAAATTTATGCACTTTGTCAAAAAAGTCTGGCCAGAGTTTATTGATGGATATCATCACAACATTATGGCAAAAAAGTTTGAAGAAATTGCATCTGGAAAGTTAAAGCGGTTAATTGTTAATATGCCACCGAGACATACCAAATCAGAATTTGCATCTTACTTGTTTCCTGCCTGGTTAATGGGTCAAAAACCTAAAACGAAAATAATTCAAGCCACACATACAGCAGAACTGTCTTACAGATTTGGTAGAAAAATGAGAAACCTAATGAATGATGAGGAATATCGTAAAATTTTTAAAGATGTTCATTTACGTGCAGACTCAAAAGCATCTGGAAGATGGGAAACCAACTACGGAGGAGAATATTTTGGTGCTGGTATTGGAGGAGCAATAACTGGACGTGGTGCTGACTTGCTAATTATTGATGATCCTCATTCAGAACAAAGCATAACGGATACAAGTTTTGATAATGCGTTTGATTGGTATGTTTCTGGACCAAGACAACGTTTACAACCAGGCGGTGCAATAGTTGTTGTAATGACAAGATGGTCAGAAAGAGATTTAACAGGTAGATTGATTCGTCAACAAGCAGAAGTGAAAGCTGATCAATGGGAAGTTATAGAATTTCCAGCAATATTACCAAGTGGTAAACCAATATGGCCAGAATATTGGAAAAAAGAAGAACTCGAAAAGATTCAAGCCAACTTACCTGTAATGTCTTGGGAAGCACAGTACCAACAAAAACCAACATCAGAAGAAGGCGCAATAATTAAACGTGAGTGGTGGAAAACTTGGAAACGAGAAGAGGTACCAGAGCTGCGCCACATAATACAAAGTTATGATACTGCGTTTAGTAAAAAAACAAGCGCAGACTATAGTGCCATTAGCACATGGGGAGTTTTTAGAACTGAATTTTCTAAGGATAATATTATTTTGTTAGATTGTATTAAAGATCGTTGGGATTTTCCAGAACTTAAAAAAGTTGCGCTTGAACAGTATAAATATTGGGAACCAGAGACCATTATTGTAGAAGCAAAAGCAAGTGGACAGCCATTAATTCAAGAATTAAGACAAGTTGGAATTCCAGTTGTTAGTTTTACGCCATCAAAAGGTAATGACAAATTTACTAGAGTCAATTCTGTTGCCCCTATTTTTGAATCGGGTCAAGTTTGGGCTCCAGAGGGTAAAAAATTTACTGAAGAAATGATTGAAGAATGTGCAGCTTTTCCATATGGTGAGAACGATGATTTGGTTGATAGCATGACGCAAGCAATGATGAGATACAGACAAGGTAATTTTGTTAGTTTGCGTGATGATTATGAAGATGAACCTAAACCACACAAAGTTTACGAGTATTACTAATGACTAGATTAATTATGATGAATAGGATATAAAAAATTATGGCAGAAAATAATATTGACAAAAAGATTGATGCCGTTGTCGGCGAAGCATTGGAAGATGCTATCGAAAATGAGACACCGATTGATATAGAAATTGTTTCTGAAGAAACTACCGTGTCCGACGAACCGTTGACCACGGAGGATGATTTTTTTGAAAACCTTGCGGATAAAATGGAGGAAGATCAATTAAATAGAATTTCTTCACAATTAATTGATGATTATGAAAATGATAAATCTTCTCGTGATGATTGGTCAAGATCTTATACAAGAGGATTAGATTTACTAGGATTCAAGTATGAAGAAAGATCACAACCATTTCAAGGAGCAAGTAGCGTTAACCATCCTTTATTAGCGGAAGCAGTCACACAATTTTCTGCGACAGCATATAAAGAAATGATGCCATCGGACGGTCCTGTTCGTACTCGTATTATGGGAAAAGAAACGCAAGAAAATTATGAGCAGTCACAAAGAGTAAAAGAATTTATGAATTATCAAATCACGACAGTGATGGAAGAGTATACACCTGAGCTCGATCAAATGCTTTTTTATCTTCCTCTTAGTGGTTCAACATTTAAAAAAGTTTATTACGATGGTCAGCTTGAAAGAGCGGTATCAAAATTTATTCCAGCAGAAGATCTTGTTGTTCCTTACACAGCAAGTGATTTAGATTCATGCGAAAGGATTACGCATGTAGTAAAACAATCAGAAAACGATATTCGAAAAAAGCAAGCATCTGGATTTTATTCGGATATAGCTTTGAACAGCCCTTCACCAGAGGATACGACATACAGTTCCAACGATGTTAAAGATAAAATAAATCAACTTGATGGCGTACAACCCACTGGTGAATCTTATGATTATACACTTCTTGAAATACACGCAGATCTTGATTTAGAAGAATATGAGACAACTGTTAATGCTGATCAAAAAAATATAAAAGTTCCTTACATTGTTACAATAGATGAAGGCTCGAGAAAAATTTTGTCAATAAGAAGAAACTATGATGAAGATGATGCAGCAAAAAAGAAAAAACAATATTTTGTTCATTATAAGTTTTTACCTGGACTTGGTTTTTATGGATTTGGTTTAATACATTTAATTGGCGGTTTAACAAGAACGGCAACGCAAGCTCTTCGTCAACTAATTGATGCTGGTACGTTGTCAAATTTACCAGCTGGTTTTAAAGCGAGAGGACTTAGAATTCGTGATGACGACAATCCTTTACAACCTGGTGAATTTAGAGATGTCGATGCTCCGGGTGGCGCCATCCGTGATGGATTAATGCCGTTGCCTTACAAAGAACCTAGTCAAACATTATTTGCTTTACTTGGATTTGTTGTCCAAGCGGGACAAAGATTTGCTCAAATAGCTGACATGCAAGTAGGCGATGCGAATCAAGGAGCGCCTGTTGGAACGACTATTGCTCTACTTGAACGTGGATCACGAATCATGAGTAGCATTCATAAAAGAATGTACTATGCTATGACAAAAGAATTTAGATTATTAGCCGATGTTATAAAAACATATCTTCCAGATGAATACCCTTATCAAGTAGTTGGAGCGGATAGAAGTATTAAACAATCTGATTTTGATGATAGAGTAGATATTATACCTGTAGCGGATCCAAATATATTTTCTATGGCTCAAAGAATTCAATTAGCACAAACACAGCTGCAACTAGCTACAAGCGCACCTCAATTACATAATGTTAAAGAGGCATACAAAAGAATGTATCAAGCTTTAGGTGTAAGTGACATAGATAAAATAATGAAACTAGACAAGCCAGAACCTATGAGTCCAGCTGAAGAAAACCAAAAATTAATTGATTCTGATAAAATTGAAGCATACGAAGGACAAAATCATGATGCCCACATACAAGCACATATAGTTTTTGGTTTATCACCAATTGTTCAATTAATTCCACAAATAGCTGTAGATCTTAACAAACACATTTTACAACATGTAAGTTTAAAAGCAATTGAAGCTGTAGGTAAAGAAATAAAAAGTGCTGAAGATTCCATGGGTATGCCTATGAATGGTGATGAAGCTAACAAATTAAAAGAAGCTCAGATTGCTGTTCTTGAGTCACAATTTTTACAAGAAGTAAAACAATTACAAACTCAACTTTCTGGAGAAGGAAAACCAGACCCTGTTATTCAATTAAAACAACAAGAGCTGCAGCAACAAGCTATGAGAGACCAAGCAAGACTGCAAATGGACCAACAAAAACTAGGTTTTGAAGCTCAAAAATTACAACAAAAAGATAAAATAGATAATGCTAGAATTGAATCACAAGAGGATATTGCACAGTTGCGTGCTAATGTGAACTTGAAAAAATCAAAACCATCAACAAATTTTATTAAGGATGGTTAACATGAGTGATAATATGCAAGATGTTTTTGATATTTTCTTGAAGGAGGCAGATGATTTTTGCAAACTTCACGTGAAAAGCAAAACGGCAGCTTTAGTAATGGCTGAAGTTTTTATAGTAAAAGTTAAAGATTTGTTTCATGGTAAAGGTTACTCGGAAGAGGATGCTTTACTATTTATACAACATGCTTTACAAGAATTAAACGATATCAAACCAACAATACATTGAGGTAAAAATGAACTTTAAAAAAACAAAAGTTGAAGTGGTTAAGCATAAAAACCCTTTTCCAAACTTGAAAGTTTCTTCTGATGCCGCAGTTGTTTATTCACCTTTTGTTGTTAAACAAAACAAAGGTGGAGGTCCAAAAGGGCAGACAAGTAATGCGCAAATCAAAAAAGTTGCATTCAAGGGCGTAAAGTAATAAAACTATTTTAACAAAGGAGGTTTCTATGAAACTTTTAGCAGATCTATGGGATCATTTAAAAGAATGGTCTGATTGGAGTATGAAAGATTGGATTAAAGCTGGTATCGTAGCAGCAATCGTAATTATCATTATAGGAGCAATCTAAAGAATATGTGGCAACTATTAGCAAAACCACTTCTTGGCGTCGTCGCTGATGGCGTCAAGGGTTTTGTCGAAACTAAAAAGGCAAAACAAGAATTAAAATTAACAACTATCAAAGCAACGCAGAAATTAAAAGAAGATCAGATTGCTGGCAAAGTAGCCTGGGAGCAAAGTGCTGTTGACCAAATGAAAGGCAGCTGGAAAGATGAGGTGGCACTCATTGTTCTACTACTTCCAGCCGTTTTAGTATTCACGCCTTTACAAGAACATGTGCATAAAGGCTTCCTCGCACTCCAAGATTTGCCGTCGTATTATCATAATTTGTTGTACATTGCGATTTCTGCTAGCTTCGGCATCAAGGCGGGATCTAGCGCAATAGGAATGTTTAAAAAGAAATGAAAAAAGGTAAAGTAAAGAAAGTTAAAAAAGTTATTAAAGGTTTGAAAAAAGCTTCTAATTTGCATGCTAAACAAGCTAAAAGTTTACAAAAAGTAATAGGTAAAAAATAGGAGGCGACATGAAAAAAAATTTAAAACCTATACCAAAGAAAAATAAAGGATTACCTAAGTTACCAAAATCTGTTCGTAATAAAATGGGTTTTTTAAAAAAAGGTGGAGTTGTTAAGGGCTCTAGAGAGGGCTCAATTATTAATACAAAAACAAATTTTAAAAAAGGTGGCCTTGCTGCGGCGACAAAAGCTCTTAAGGCTAGAGGCATGAAAAGGGGTGGAAAAGTAAAAAAATAATGCCATTAAATAAAAAAGGTAGAAAGATAATGAAATCGATGAAAGACACTTATGGCAAAGACGCAAAGTCTGTTTTCTATGCATCAAAAAACAAAGGCATCATTAAAGGCGTAGAAAAAAAATCTAAAGGTGGTTCAATTAAAAGAAGGATAAAAATTAAATGAACATGGATAGATTATTAGAATCAGTAAAAAAACATGAAGGTTACAGAAATAAGGTTTACTTAGATACGTTGGGCAAAAGAACTGTAGGAGTAGGACATCTTTGTGTAGAGGATTGGTGGGACGACAATGTTGAATACGAAGAAAAATTTTTGATGGATATACTTCAAAAAGATCTACAAGAATCAATTCGTGGAGCTACAGAATTAATGGAAGATCATAATTGTAAGGATATTGATGAAAAAGCTAAGGAATTATTAATAGAAATGGTATTTCAGCTAGGCAAGACAGGTGTATCAAAGTTCCGCAACATGTGGAAATGCCTCTCTGAATTAAATTATGTGGGTGCTAGTTTTGAAATGCTAGACTCAAAATGGGCTAAACAAACTCCCAACAGAGCCAAAGCTATGGCAGATCAAATGAAGTCATGCGGCTAGAAAATTTTTTTACAGCATATAAAAAACAATTAATTGATAGACAAAAGGCAGTAGAAGAGTCTATAACAAGTGGGTTGTGTAAAGATTGGTCAGATTACAAATATTTGACAGGTAAAAACGCAGCACTTAAACAAGAAATACAGGAACTCACGGACCTGCTAAAGAAAACGGAGCTCGATATAGATGAATAAAATAATTATGCCAAAACATATATGGGATGGCAAGGCTGTAGAAAAAAAGAAAAAAGAACTAGAAAAAGTACCTACACCAACAGGTTGGAGAATGGTATTATTTCCATTAAAATTAGATAAAAAAACTAAAAGCGGTTTGTACCTTACAGATGACACAATTCAACAGTCACAAGTAACAACAAACATTGCTAAAGTTTTAAAAATGGGACCTAGTTGTTACAAAGATAAAGAAAGATACCCAGATGGAGCATGGTGTAAAGAGGGTGATTGGGTTTTAATTACCACATACGCAGGCTCTAGAATAAAGGTAGAGGATGGAGAATTAAGAATTGTTAACGATGATGAAATAATCGCAACGGTGGATGATCCTAGAGACATTTTACCTAAAAACATTTTTTAAACATGGAGAATAACATGCAACCACAAGTTAAAACAGAAGAAGATAAATTAGTTCCTCTCGATACATCTGGAGAATCAATGGATATTGAAATCAAAGACAATGAAGAAAATATAGAGGATGATGTTCAAGAAGAAAAAAAAGAAGAGGAGCAAGAAGAAAAAAAAGAGAGTTCTGAAGAAGAAGAATACTCACAAAACGTTAAGAAAAGAATAGATAAACTTACGTATAAGTTAAGAGAGTCTGAAAGAAGAGAAAAAGAAGCTTTAAGTTTTGCTCAAAAAATTAAGGACGAAAGAGATCAAGCTTTAAAAAAAGTTAACCAAGTTGATGACGGTTATTTAAAAGAATATCAAGCTAGAGTTTCCTCTGAGTTAGATAAAGCTCAAGCTGCACTGTCTCAAGCTATTGACGACAACAATTCTAAAGCTCAAGTTGAGGCACAAAGAAAAATTGCTCAATTAACAATTGAGGAAGAAAGGGCTAAAATGACTTTGGCTCAAAAGGAAAATCAAAAAAAAGAAAAGCCAGTTGAAGAAAAACAACAACAAGTTCAAACACAACAACAAAGAGAACCAGACCCTAAAGCTGAGGCATGGGCTGAAAAAAATTCATGGTTTGGTCAAGATAGAGGCATGACTTATACTGCCATGGCTATTCATGAAGAAATGATAAATAAAGAAGGATTTGACGGGAAGTCAGATGAGTATTATAATGAACTTGACAAACGTATTAAAAAAGAGTTTCCTCATAAATTCAAAGATGAGGACAAAGACAAGAGCACCCGGATAGTTCAGACGGTTGCTTCTGCTAATAGATCTACTAAATCTGGACGCCGCACTGTGAGACTCACACCTTCACAGATAGCAATTGCGAAAAAACTTGGTGTGCCACTTGAAGAGTACGCAAAACACGTGAAGGAGGCGTAAATGAGTACAGATAAAATAAACAAAACCTCACGCAAGCTCGAGACCCGAGAAAAACAGGCTCGACCAAGAGGATGGGTTCCACCATCCAGCTTAGATGCACCTGAACCACCTGAAGGTTTTCACCATCGGTGGGTAAGAGCTGAGTACCGTGGGCAACAAGACGAAAAAAACGTCATGGGAAGACTACGAAGCGGATATGAATTAGTTATGGCTAGTGAGTATCCAGACAGAATGGATTTACCTTCTGTCTCTGACGGCAAATATAAAGGTGTTATAGGAGTTGGTGGTTTGATTTTAATGAGATGTCCTGTTGAAGTTAAGGAAGATAGGGATGCCTACTTCCAAGGCAAGACAACAGATCAGAATAAATCAGTAGAAAACGATCTTCATAAGGACGAGCATCCCGCAATGCCAATCCATCAGGAAAGGCAAAGCAGAGTAACATTTGGGGGCAAGAAGTCTAATGGTTAGATTAATGTCTCTAAATATTTAGAAGGAGACTAATATGGCAAATATAGATTCGCCATTCGGTTTACGTCCTGTTTCAAAACTAGGTTCAGCACCTGGAGGAACTACAGGAACAACTAAATACTCAGTTGCGGATAACCAAGGTACTGCGATCTTCACTGGCGACCCCGTCAAATATAAAAACGACGGAACAGTTGAGGTAGCAACCGCAGGTGATCCAATTTGTGGAGTATTCATGGG